ATTGTGAGTTTTCGGAGAGAATAGGAAAAACCGTAAAAAGCCGTTAAAAAAAGTTAAAAATCTGAAAATGTAGAAAACAAGCCGTTTTTTAGGTGTAAAAAGAAATTACACTTTGAAAAAACAGCTTGTTTTTTTATTTAGTGCGAAAACGAAAAAGCCGAGTAATTCACGAAAAATTTGTGAACCTGCTCGGCTTTAATTTTTTAAAAATAACCTTTTAAAAGCGTTTAAAAGGGCTTTAAATCGGCATAAATAGGATTTTAATATACTTTTATCTATACGATTAAAACATTTAAACAATAGGAAGTATTTTAATTTTAAAGGGAAGTGACTTCCTATTCCGATGAAATCTATACTTTTAACATATTGACCTTTTTAATGTTGAAAAAATCAGACAAGTTGAGTTATGTAAAAAAATACAATTAAATGAATATTTTTACATATTAAGTGCACCAAGCACCTTACCTACACAACGAACATCATCAAATCCGTGTAAAGGTATAGGCTTATAGGCTGGATTAAGTGAAACAAGCTCCTTTTTTCCTAATTTTTTAATATACGATTCACCGTTAAGTACGAAAACCCCGATTTCACCTTCAAATACACTTGACGTTTGCTTAACAAGCACGGTTTCGCCGTTTGAAAATTTAGGTTGCATACTATCACCTGATATTTTTAACGCAAAATCAGCTGAAGTAGTCATATCATTTCGTGGAACAGTAAGCCATTCAGCTAAAATATCATCGCCAAGCCACGAGCCAGTACCTGCTGAAACCGGTGTTTCATAAAAAGGAATTACAATAGTGCTTTCAGCAACAGGCTTCTTCTCAGGAGTTATAAGATTAGTAATTCTTTTTAATACGGCAACTTCACCGTTGATAAATCTTTTATTATGAAAACTATAATCGAACACTTTCCCGAAATCCGTTGCTGTTCGAAAATCATCAACATATCGTTCAATTCTACCTATCAATTCAGTTATTGTAGAAAACAAGTACTGTTTATCTTTGGCAAATAAAGCATCATTATATTGAATTCTTCTTAAAGAATATAAAACAGAATGAATTTTATCCAAGCTATGTTCATCAAGATCGTCACACATCTTCTCAAAATTAAACATAGATAAACTATGATTATCAAGAATTTCGTCTTTATTTGTTTCATCTCTGCTGAGTAAAACATCAACACTTACATTAAAATAATCAGCTATTTTTATAAGTGTTTTTATATCCGGTTCTCTTTTTCCTGCCTCATAAAGAGAAATGGTACTTTCAGAAAGCCCGAGAATTTTTCCTAATTCTTTCATTGATAATTTGTGTTCTTTTCGTAATTCTTTTAGTTTAGTCATAAGCTCAGCCCCTATTGTCATTATTATAAACTTTACTATTAGTAAAGTAAATTAAACTTTGCAAAATGTCAAGAAAAAACTTGACAAATAGTAAATAAAGGCGTATTATATACTTGAAACTTGACAATATGCAAAGTTAAGGACGGTGATTAAATGAAAAAGCGTGTTTATCTCATTGATTTGAGAAATAAAAAGGGGCTAACTCAATTAGATATATCTAAAAGTATGGGAATATCTGAGAGTTACTACAATCTTATTGAACAGGGACAAAGACAAAAGAATATGAACATCGCTATTTTATATGGTCTTTCTAAAGCATTGAAGGTATCAGTAAACACACTGGTAGATAAGGAAATAAATTTTGCAAGAAAAGGAGATTGATTATGATAGGTAAAACAATCAACAGATACAAAATAATCGGCAACATAAACAATCGTGTTGTTATGGCTCACAACCCAAATGCAGTTGAACCGTGGGTTGTATGGTGGCTTGACAAAGACGGAGATCCTTACAGCGGCAGTTACTTTGCGAGCAGAAATTCCGCTGCAAAAGAGTTTATGGAGAGAGCATTCAATGTGTAATAAAGTGAATCCTCGCTGTAAAGGTTGTGGACACCGCCGCCCGTTAAGCCATTGTAACAATAAAGGTTATTCAATTTGTTATTACATTCTCGACACGGGCGAACCACGAGACTGCACAGTCGAAGAATGTACGCACTACACCACTAAAGAATGTCATATAAAAGATGACTTATGGAAAGAGTAGATTTATTTGAAAGGAAAATTTTATGAAAAATTTAACTAAAATCGAAAAACTTGAAAAAATACTCAGAAAATACGAAATGAATTTTGACGATTTAAGACAGCTTAATGAATCTCAGATTAAAGCAGTAGAAACAGACTATTATTCAACTTATGGTGAATCAATATCAATAATGTTTGATTTTTAAGCCGAAACCGCCGTAAGGCGGTCAGCAGGAAATGACCTCCCTGCTCTGATGATGGCAGGTCAAAAGGATGTGATTTTTTGATTTATCTCACAGCAAAAGAAGTTGCTGACATACGAGGTTGTTCTGAGCGATATATAAAAATGCTTATAAATAGTGGAAGTTTGCAAGGAAATGAAACGACAAATAAAAACAACCGCAAAAAGTATTTGATACCGCTGAATGAATTAACCGATGCAGAGCAACTCAAATACTATAAATCCCACGCAATAGCAATCCCTGAAGATTTGCTTCCCGAACGCAAGTCGGAGCGACCGCATAAGGAATTTGATGAATTTTCGGCGGTACAGCGTGAAGAGATTGCTGAGTGGATAAGGATACTTAACGCTTGGGATGAGTACTGTGCAACATCAAAGTTGCAGAAAGTACCTGCAACCGAAAAATTTGTACAACTGCAAAAGGTCGCTAACCCCGACCTTGTCATATCCAAGGGAATTTTGTACCGAAAGAAAAAGGCTTTAAAAGCTGATGACCTTGCAGGACTGCTTGACAATCGTGGAAGTTGGAAAAAAGGTACATCTTCGATACCTGAAGAAGTGTGGCAATGCTTTTTAAGTTTTTATCTTGACGAAGCACAACACCCTATCCAAGCGTGCTACGAATACACAGAAATGTGGATTAAAAGAGAAGCTCCACAGCTATTACCACTCCCTGCTTACGCATCATTTTATCGCAAAGTACAAACGGCGATACCTAAGCCAGTTGAAATTATGGGACGACAAGGTATGAAAGCGTTCCGTGACAGATGTGCTCCATACATACGCAGAACTTACGAAGGTATGGCATCAAACGAATGGTGGATTGCAGATAACCACACATTTGATGTGCAGACAAAGGGCGAAAACGGCAGTATCCACAGGCTTTATCTTACAGCATTTTTTGATGCTCGTTCGGGTATTTTTACAGGCTGTTATGTGACCGATGCACCGTCATCGCAGGCTACATTGATAGCTCTACGAAAGGGCATAGTTAAGTACGGCATACCCGAAAACATATATGTAGATAACGGTCGAGAGTTTCTGACATTCGATGTCGGCGGACTTGGTCATAGATTGAAAAAGAGTCAAAAGGACAAGTTTGCACCGCCGCCCGTCTTTGAACGGCTCGGCATTAAAATGACAAATGCAATCGTACGAAACGCTAAGGCAAAAATCATTGAAAGACGATTTCGAGATGTCAAGGACAGGCTATCAAGGCTATTCCCCACATATACCGGCGGCAATGTTGTAGAACGCCCCGAAAAGCTTAAAAAAGTAATTAAAGATACTGACAACATACCTACTGATTATGAGTTTACGCAGGCGGTTGAGGACATCTTAACCTACTATATGAATGAAAAGCCTTACAGTGGAGCGGTAAGCTCAGACAGCGGTAAAAGCCGTATGCAGGTTTACAGAGAACAACTTAAAGAAAAACGAGTTGCATCAGAACTTGACCTTAACCTTATGCTTATGCGTAGCACAAGAAGTCAGAAAGTCGGCAGGCGTGGAGTACATCTTACTGTAGCAGGAGAAAAAATCGACTACTACAACGATGACCTTATTCTAAATCATTTCGGCGAATCGGTTTACTGCCGATATGATCCTGAGGATATATCCAAAGTCAGAATATATGACCTTGATGATAACTATATAATGACCGCTCCGACTGATAATGAGGCGGTGCTTGCTTATGGGGCATCCAAAGATGCCGTTGCACAGGCTCTCAGAAAGGTTAAAAGCCTTGAAAAGCTCACCAAACAGGAACTCAAGGCAAGTCAGATTACAGCATTTGGCAAAGAAACAGCACTCAATCTTGTGCTTGCAACCGCTGAGGAAAACAAAGCAAATGCCGAGGAAATCAATCCGAAGGTTATATCAGTACACCGTGCCGATGAAACGGCAGAGCAGTTGCCCATGGCAGTTGGTCAGTCAAACATCGTAACGATAGATAAAGCAAAAATGATACGCAATCTTGAACAGCGACAAAAGGAGGAATAATAAATGTCGGTAATGTCAGCCAATCCTGAATTACAGGAGAAATTAAGGAACTTTATCGAAGAGTGCGGCTCACAAATCAAAGCCGCAAGGGCTCTCGGTAAATCAACGGCAACCTTGTCAACCTACTTGAACAACCGTTATAACGGTAATTTAAGTGATTTTGAAAAGTTTTTAACAGAGACTTTTGAAACAAAAGCCGCTGCAGAGAATCTCAAATCAGCTCAGGTGCTCAACAGCTACAAGCCTACAAGTATAAGCACGGAAGTTTATGACACGATCCGCTTGTGTCATCTCAAGGGCGGTCTTGCCATAGAGTGTGGCGATGCAGGTATCGGCAAAACAATGGCTTGTAAAAAGTATGCAGAAGATTATCCTGCAACAGCGATTTATGTGTCTGTAAATCCTTGCTTGGTAACTTTAAGTGCATTTTTAAAACTGCTTTGCAGAACGCAAAAAATCACCGCAACAGGTCGCAAAGACGAAATGTGGTTAAGACTTGCAGATAGCTTTGAAGGCGAACGCAAGGTACTCATCATTGATGAGGCACAGCACCTGCCGATTAAGACCATTGAGGCTATCAGAGCATTTTTTGACAGCAACCCGTTACTCGGCATCTGCCTTGTAGGCAACATCGAAACTGTCACAAACACGGGTAAAAGCAAAGAAGCCTTTGCTCAGATTCGCAATCGCACAAAACTTACCGAGGTAAGGCACACATCAGCTATCAAAAACAGCGATATTGAGTTATTGTTTCCAGCTATAAAAGATGATGAAAGGGCGGTTAAACTATTACTTGGTGTCGCAAGGACGGAACAGGGTATCAGAGGAGCAAGCAATGTATTTGGTAACGCTGTGGATAACGGAAATATCACCTATGAGGGCTTAATAGCAATGGCAAAAGCTATGCGCATCAAGGTGTTTTAAATTTGGAGGGATTTAAAATGTCGTTAAGAAAAATTGTGTTACTGCTCACCGCAGGGTTCACTACGGGAGTAGTAATGACTGCCGCATTCGGTCAAATGGGTGCAAGGAGCTTTACAGCAGGCGGAGAAATTTGCTTTGTGCCTATGGTGCTCCTGCTTGTATGGGTTGGTTGGATGCTCCGTGGCGAAAGCCGAAAAATTAAAAAGGGTAAAAGGAGGGGCAATAACAATAATGACAAAAGAAGAATGGAAAAAGGTTGACATAGCACTTACATCTGTATTTGCTCCGCCGGTTAATCTTAAAATTGACGGATACAAAGTATCTCTGAAACTCACTCAAAAATCACGATTTCAAAATGCTATCCTTGTTTATGTAAACGATGAATTTCGTGGTAAATGGCTTGCAGAGGATTGTGAAATCCGCAGAAGATTTTATTGCTGTAAAAAGCGGTCAGTTGTCACCGAAAAGGATTACAAACTTTACGGAGTTCGTAGCAAGAAAGCTAAGCAGGAACTTAAAGACAAGTTTAGTTACAATGAGTATTTTTCATACTGGACAAACTTTGAGAAAATGAAAAAACATTTTATTGCTAACAATGAAAACATTGAATTTTATTAAATTTCGGAGGGATAACAATGGATAACTACAATATTCGTTTTGGAGAGGAAATCGGTGAGCAGGCAGGCTTAACAATGGTTGATTTGTTAGCAAAAAAAGCTAAAGCAGCTATTAAGCAAAAAAATGTTGTGATAATGTCAGTAGAATCTTCAGACGAGACGATTGAAACCATTATAACAGGCAGTGCGATTGACAGACTTGGAAGGTTAGGTACATTAACGATTGAAACTATACAAAGTATAGAGAAAGATACTGACAAACAATATGCTAAGGCAATGTTATACGGCTTTGTCAGAGCAATACAAGCTGCTTTTGAGCGGATATAATCCGCTCACCTTAATGCAACTCCCTGTTGGGAACGGTCACAAGTCCGTGTAAATGCAGAGTGAGGATAGGCAATATTAAGCAATATATATTGAACAGGAGGTCAATTATGAAAACATCAAAGAGAATTTGTAAAAACGGCTCTATTACTCTGCCAAAGCAGATAAGAGGCGAAGCAGGATTGTTTCCGGGCAATGCTGTTGACATTGAAACAAGTACAGACGGAACTGTTACAATTAAACCGTCCGCTCCCTGTTGTCGCTTTTGCGGTACGGTTGAAAATGTAATCATTGCAGATAATGTTATCATCTGCCGCAAATGTGCCGAAAAATTACTTGCAAAGGTGGATAAAACAGATGACTGATTTAAAAAAGCAGATTGATGAGCTTGCAGGCATTAAAGCAGATATGAGCAAGCTCAAGGCACGCAAAGATAAACTCGAAGCAGAGATTATTATGCAGTGCTCGGAAGACCTTGAAAACACCAAATATAAAAGTGTCCATTATGCAGGCACAGAATCAGAGCTTACAGCGGTAATTTCGGAATCTCTCAAAATTACATACAACTCATTTTTGCTATCAATTTTTGGCAAAGCGTACAAAGATGCAGTCACGGAAAAGACAGAATACTCCCTCTCTGCTCCGGCAAAAAGAATGCTCATCGGTTTGTGGAAAGGCAATTTTGTAAGATGCACCGTCAAAGAGGTTATTGAACAGATGAACGGCGTGTCTGATGACGAACGCAAACAGCTTGTTAAGAAATGCAAAGGTATCAATTATGATAAAGATGTAAACAACATTTTGAAGTTTACAAACATCTCGGAAGATGATGCCAGAGAGTATGCTTACCTTATTTCGGAGGCGGCAGTATGGCAGGATTTCAAAAATCTGCTCACCGTTAACGGAATGGATGAAAGCCATATTGACGATATCCTAACGAAGATACAGAGCAGTTTTGTGGTTGAGGACAGCACAAAGATTTCTTTAAGCTGAGGTGATTGATTTGTTAAAGCCACAGCAGACACAAAGAATATACGCTATAGCTGCACGGCTCGGTGTTTTGGAATCGGGCAACAAAAACGATATGCTGCACACGATTGTTTATCGTCTTACTCAAAAGGAAAGCATACGCAGTCTTGATGAGAATGAGTATAAGACGGTTGTATCTGAACTTGCCGAAAGGCTGAAATTGCAGAACCTCACAGAGCCGCCGAAACCGTACAAGAAGAAAAAGTACGAGGACAGCGGTAGAGGCAAAATGTCAGACGGTCAACGCAGGAAGGTTTGGCAGTTGATGTATCAGCTCGAAAAATACGACACAGAACCGACTACGGCTAAGCTCGGTGACAGGCTCTGCGGTATCATCAAAAAAGAGCTGAAAATTGACTGTACATCAAAGCAGCCTTTTAGGTGGCTGACATATAATCAGGGTGTAACCTTGATTGAAAAACTTAAAAAGTACATTGACAGTGCTCAAAGGAGGAAGGCTGGTGAAAATAAATCTTGATGATTTGGTAGGCACTCAAAGGGATATAGCGGAGATAATAGGAATTGAAAGCTATATTAAACTCTGTCAAACATTTGGTGGAGATACAATATATATCCAAAAATACAGCGAGTTACAAAAACTCGAACGCAACGCTGAAATCAAAGCAAAGTATAATGGCTACAACAGCAGTCAACTTGCAAGAGAATATGATTTATCAGAAAGATATGTGAGAATCATATGCTCAAACGGTAACCTTGACGGTCAGTTAAGTATTTTTGATGATATATAACAATGAAGAAAAAATAGGATATTCTTCCTCTACGGGAGTACGGATTTATAAGGTATTATTAAGTTACAGACTTAATGATACCTTATTTTTTTGGAGTAATATATTATGAATTTTGCAACAGACACTTGGTGGCTCTTCGGTCTTATTATTTCGGGAGCTATTGCGATAATTAGTTTTTTCTTAAAGCGAACAATTAACGAAGCAGACAGACACGATAAAGAAATCAAAGAGATTCAGCTATCGTATGTTACGAAGGATGAGCTGAAAGATATGAAAACCGATGTCAACAAATCTATCAGCAAGTTGCAAACTGATGTTGAGCAAATTAAGGACACTTGTCTTACAAAAAAGGATTACTACAACTCTATAAACGAGGTTAAGGACGAAATAAAGACACAAAACAAGCTCATTTTGGAGCTTTTAAGAGGAGGTAATAATAATGACTAACGATGCTGAGGCATATATGCAGAAAATCAAGGCAAGAAACTTTGTTCAGAACAACGGACAGATTTTGAGAACTATTAACATACTTCATGTGAATTATGAAAAACTGTCCGATGTTAAGTACGCAATCGGGAATGTTTCGGAGCATAACTTTTTGTCATCTGTTAATTACCTCTTTCTGTCGGAATACATCTTGCTCCGTCATATCAAAACAAAAGAGCCTGCCGACATCGCAGATGTGCCGTATGAAGAACTTGAGGCAAAACTCTCATCAAAGGGCATTAAGCTCCTCGAAGGCTCCGTCACCGATAACTCGGTTGAGGTTTAGCTATGGGCAGAAACAACCGCAGAGCCTGCGGAAAAATCGACAAACTGCCCTCTGACCTCAAGGACACTGTAGATCAGATGCTTGTAAGCGGACAGACATACCGTGAAATCGTGTCTTACCTTGCAGAAAACGGCGAACAGTTGTCGCAGGCGGCGGTCAGCCGTTACGCATCACGCTTTTTAGCTAACGCTCAACAGCTCAGAATTGCACAGGAAAATTTTCGTATGATTTTAACCGAAACTGAGCGTTATCCTGAACTTGATCCTGCTGAGGCTATCCTGCGTATGGCATCGCAGAAAGTTTTTGATGCCATATCAAAACTTGACGAAGGACAGTTTGATGATGTGTCTGCTGATGACCTTTTAAGACAGGCTACTGCCCTTGCGAGAGCAGTAACATACAAGCGTAAGACCGACACGGATGTCAAGTCAGACAAGCGTCTAGCCCTCGAAGAAAATCAGAGCCTGCTTTATGACACTATCAAAAAGAGTAATCCACGGCTCTACAACGAGCTTATGGACGAAATCAACAAGCTCAAAGCAAAGGAGCAAGGATGATGAACATCAAGTGGTATGTTTTGTATGTAAACACAGGACAAGAACACGCTGTTGCGGAACAGCTCCGACATCGTGGTTATGATGCTATTGTGCCGGTCGAAAACAAACTGATCCGCTCAAAAGGCAAGTGGATAACTCAACAGCATATACTTTTTGACGGCTATGTTTTCGTTCGTATGGATTACGAGTGGTCGAAATATTATGTGTTTAAGGGCATTCCGAACATTATTAGATTGCTCGGAGGTGGCACAAGCCCTATCCCTTTAACCGACAAAGAGTCTGAATTTATTCTGACTTTGAGCGAACTTTTGAAAACTCCCTCGGTACTTAAATTCACTGGCGAAGGTTACGAAACTGTCAGCGGATTTTTGGCTGAGAATAAAGATAAAATTGTGAAAGTACAGAAACGATACAAAAAGGCTACGGTCAAAATTACCCTTGCAGGCGAACCGACTGAGCTTACTGTATCGTTCACCGAACAAATGCCTGAACAGACGGCGGATTGATTCGTCTCTGCTTGATGTGACACGGCTGACATACGGCAAAGCTACCGATAACCTCAAGTTAGCGGATGGCGGAGCTATACCCAAGTTAAAAACAGCGGTTTGCCCATGGAACAATCCCTCCGAAATTGTGATAACGGCTGACATTAAAATTTAACGCAAACCGCTGTTTTTATATATATTAAAATGCTTTTAAACACCTTTTAACGGGTGTTTATTTTTTATGTCAAAAAAACGGAAAGAAGGTGCAAAATGAATAAGCTGTCAAAACTTGAACAACTGCTCAAAGAAACAAACACGAAGCAGGAATTTAATATTGTTGAAGATTTAAAGTCACTTGCTCTGTCCTATGGAGTTGTAAAATCAAGGGAATTTCGCAAAAAGTTAAATGCTTTAATTGCAAAATATGAAAATGATGAGCTGACGGCAATTCGGCAGGCACTGATTAAAAAATGTCAGAACGGCGACACACGGGCTGTTAAGCTGTATGCGGATTACTTCAAGCCCGAAACAGTAGAAACCGTTGACGACGGATTGATTGAGGCACTCGAAGGTGCAGGCAAGGAGGCTTTTAAAGATGAAATTTAAGCCTTTTTCGAGAAAGCAGCTAAAAGTACTTAGCTGGTGGAAAGTTGACGGGATAAAGGATAAATATGATGCGATAATTGCAGACGGATCTGTTCGTTCGGGAAAAACTGTAAGCATGAGTATATCTTTTATCTTTTGGGCAATGGCGATGTTCTCGGACTGTAACTTTGCTATATGCGGCAAAACCGTAGGCTCTTGCAGGCGAAATGTTATTAAGCCTCTCATCAATATGCTCAAACACCGCTATGACATCAAGGATAAACGGTCGGAAAACTTGCTGATAATCAGCAAAGACGGCAAGTCTAACACATTTTACATTTTCGGCGGTAAAGACGAAAGCTCACAGGACTTAATTCAGGGCGTTACGCTTGCAGGCGTCCTCTTCGATGAGGTTGCTCTGATGCCGAGGTCATTTGTTGAGCAGGCTCTTGCCCGTTGCTCTGTTGAGGGTGCAAGGTTTTGGTTCAATTGCAACCCCGATAACCCTAACCATTGGTTTTATCGTGAGTGGGTTTTAAAGGCTCCTGAAAAGCACGCTTTGCGACTTAAATTTTTAATGGACGATAACCTATCATTATCAGACAAGGTAAAACAGCGGTATTACAGCCTTTACCAAGGCACATTTTACCGCCGCTTTATCCTTGGTGAGTGGGTTATTGCCGAAGGTCTTGTTTACCAAGATTACAATGACCATATTAAGGATAAGTTGTGGAACGGCAATCCCAATGAGCTTGTAGGCACATGGTACATCTCAATGGACTACGGTACTATTAACCCTTGTTCAATGGGTTTGTGGTGTGTAACCGACAAAGAGGCAATCCGTGTTGATGAATACTACTACAACAGCCGAAAAGAGGGTTACCAACGCACCGATGAAGAGCATTATGCAGAGCTTGAAAAGCTCGCAGGTGACCGCTATATAGAGCGTGTGATAATTGACCCGTCCGCCGCCAGCTTTAAAGCTACGATCAAAAGACACGGCAAGTTTTTTGTTAAGTCGGCGAAAAATGATGTTATAAACGGTATCCGAACTACAAGCCAAATGCTGACCGACGGCAGAATTAAAATCGGCGTTAAGTGCAAGGCATCACAAGAGGAGTTCGGAATGTACCGCTGGGACGATAAAGCTGAGGTTGATAAAGTAGTTAAGGAAAATGACCACGCAATGGACGATATACGCTATTTTGCTTATACAGTTCTAAAGCGTGAATTTAAATACAAGGAGGTGAGCAGTTGAAAAGGCGTGCTAAATATGTGTTTTTAAGTTGGTTAAGGAGTATTGTAAACAAACTTGACCCCGAAAACGCTACGAGCAATTATCAATTTGATAATATGGAAGAGGCTATGGAAGTATGGCTTGAAATATATGCCGATGAGCCGTCTTGGAGCAAAGATTGCCACAACAAGACACTTAACCTCGGTGCAACGATAGCGTCCGAATTTGCACGGTTAATTATGATTGAATTTGAGAGCGAAATAACGGGTTCAGAGCGTGCGGATTATTTACAAGAACAGTATGAAAGATTGCTTGAACAGCTCAGAGTAAGGCTTGAGGCAGGTTGTGCGGTCGGCGGCATAATGTTTAAACCGTATGTTCGTAATGGTGTAATCCTCCCCGATTGCATCACGCAGGACAAGTTTATCCCTCTTAATTACAGCAACGGCATAATAACCGCTGCCGTGTTTTTTAATCAAGAGGTCAAAGGCAAGAACTATTACACAAGAGTTGAAAAGCAGACTTACAGCTACGAAAACAAATCACACACAATCGAAAGTCACTTTTTTGTTTCATCCAGTCCCGACAACATCGGGGCGGAAATAAATCCTGAAAGTCTTGACAGCGATATGTGGTCGAGAATTGACCCATACATAGTTATCAATGATGTTGACCGTCCTTTATTTGCTTTTTGGTCTGTACCTTTTGCTAATAACATCGAAAGTGGCAGTCCCTTAGGTGTGTCTGTTTACAGCCGAGCAATTAAGCTGCTTAATGAGGCTGACTTGCAGTGGGACAGATATTTGTGGGAGTTTGAAGGCGGCGAGCTTGCAGTTGATGCCGGCGAAGAAGTTCTTCGACAGCGACCGGGCGAAGATACGCTCGGAACACCGTCAACCCGTGATAGATTGTTTCGCAAATTTAACATTGATGCAGACGATAACAAAGATAAGTCTTTTTATGAAGTTTTTAACCCGACTTTGCGTGATGATAACTACTCAAATGGACTAAACGAAATAAAAAGACAGATTGAGTTTAACTGCTCCCTTGCTTACGGCACATTGTCAAACCCACAAAATGTAGATAAGACAGCGGAAGAAATCAAAGCATCAAAACAGCGTAGCTATACAGCTGTGTCTGATATGCAGCACTCGCTTGAGGCTGTACTTGAGGACTACATATATGCGTGCAATGCTATGGCTGATGCCTGTAATCTTGCTCCAAGCGGAGAGTACGAAGTTAGCTTTAATTGGGGCGATGGCGTGCTTGAAGATAAGGACAAAGAGCAGGCTATACAGCTCAATGAGGTCAACAGCGGTATCCGCAAAAAGACCGACTACCTCAAATGGCGGTATGGAGTTGATGATAAACAGGCGGCAGAAATGTTACCCGAAAGCGGTGTACAAAGTTTTTTTGATGAAGGCGGTGGCACTTAATGCTCACACCCGAACAGCTTGCCCATTGTGCCGATAATATCATCAATCTTTACTCGCAACTTGAAGAACAAATCGTCCGTGACATTGCCCGAAGAATTGCCAAAACGGGTACAATGACCGACACGGGCATATGGCAGGCACAGCATATGCAGGAGCTCGGCATTCTTCACTCTGAAGTGCTGTCAAGTGTCGCTAAGTATAGTGACAAAACAGAATCAGAACTAAAAAAACTTTTTGAAGATGCAGGTGTGACCGCTACGGAGTATGATAACGAAATTTACCGTCAGAACGGTATGAATCCAAAGTCACTCAAGGTGTCTGATGTACAAATGCAATTACTTGAGGCAGGTTTTAAGAAAACGCAGGGCAATCTTAGCAATCTTACTCTGACCACAGCTGTGTCATCGCAAACGAGCTTTATTAATGCCTGCAGTCTTGCTGAACTAAAAGCATCAAGCGGAGCATTTACTCCGCAACAGGCAATTGCCGATGCAATTAAACAGGTAGCTCAAGACGGAGCGTATGTAATCTATCCCTCCGGTCATCGTGACCGACTTGATGTTGCTGTACGGCGTAATGTTATGACCGGCATAGGTCAAACCACGGGTCAGATATGCCTATCAAATGCCCAAGAGCTTGGCTGTGACCTTATGGAAATTACCGCCCACGCAGGAGCTCGACCGAGCCACTCGGCTTGGCAGGGACAGATTGTAAGCCTGAGTGGTCAAAGAGGTTACTTGTCCTTATCTGATATTGGTTACGGCACAGGTGACGGATTTAAAGGCTGGAACTGCCGACACGATTGGTATCCGTTCTTTGAGGGTAGTAGTCGAATGTACTCGGCAAAAGACCTCGAAGAACTGAATGCTAAAAACATTGAATATCCCGACGGCTCAATGCACACGCTGTATGAGGCAGAACAACAGCAAAGAGCCTACGAACGCAAAATCAGGGTAACAAAAAGAACACTTGCCGCTTGTGATGAGGCTTTGAATAATCTTTCCGATGAACAGCTGTTACAAAAGTTAGAAAAAAATTTCAGCCACTATTCAAGCAAGTTGAAACGGCAGGAGTCAGAACTGAATAGCTTTTGTAAAAAAACAGGATTACTTCCCGACCGTTCTCGTCAACAGGCTTATGGTTTTGGCAGAAGTACTGCTCAAAAAGCGGTGTGGAAAAATAAGAAAGCTGTTGCAAATTCCGCTGAAAAGAGTATAATTAAAGCTATAAGTAAATCGGTGAAAATTCCTGATAATTGTAATTATTTATTAAAATCAGAAACTAATTTTGAAAAATATAATGACAGCGAGTTATCTGCAGATATTCTTAAAGCAATTAACGGTGCAATCGAAAAAAGATTATCCGAAAATGACGATTTCATATTTGATGAAATTAAAATTGCTAAATTTCCTATTGGGAATAAATCTGTATTCATTACTAACTATGAAACAGGTGTACACCCTAAAACTCAGTTGTATTTAAATAGAGATTATTTTTTAAATGTAACATTAGATGAGTTTAATGCTGCTTGTTTGAATTATTACGATTCAGGTTGGTGGCAAAGTGAGAACATCGAAGATTTAGTAAATCACGAAATAATGCATGCTCGCATTAACTACTATAATTCGTTTGAAAAGACTGAACAGTTATATCAATTTTTAAATGAAGATACTCGTGTAAAAGGTTTTTGTAAATTGGTTGATAAATATCCTGATGAGTTTCTTAATGAGGTGTATGTTGCTATAAACAAAGGAAAAAGTATAAGCAAGAAATATTTGGATGTATATTATGAATATATAGACACTTATTTAAGGAGATATTAAAATGGCAAATTTACCAAGGTGTAGTAGTTGTGCTAACAGAAAAAACAAATTTGGTACTATATGTAAATATTATTTAAAAGGAATTCCAAAAGAGTTTTTAGCCGAAAAGCAATTTTGCAAGCATTATACAATAGAAACAGAAAGAGCTGAGAGTAATTATGATGATTTGCCTGTAGCAAAAGGTAGATAATTATTTATGCTTATTTTCAATTGTATCGGCTTTAATTACTGAAAGGTAAAGTTACATAGTTGATTTGATTAAAACAAAATTAAACGAATTTAAACGGGTATTAAAGGGGGTGTTTGAAACATCCCTTTTACTTTTACCCTTATTTTTATGATTAGAAGGTGTTTTAATGGCTAAATACAGAAAAAAGCCCATTGTGGTAGAAGCAGAACGCACGGATAAAACAGTTGTAATACACACACTTGAAGGTGATATGACAGCAAGTCCGGGTGACTATATTATCACCGGTGTTAATGGTGAAAAATATCCTTGCAAACCCGACACATTTGCAAAAAACATATGAGCCGGTAGAATAAAACAGTTTATAAGCTCCCGAATCTCGGGGGCTTTTAATATTGCTCAAATTTTTGAGTACACACAATTGCTAATAAATTGAAAGGAGCAAACAAATGGACTTAATGGAAATTTTAAAAGCCCTGTTTGGTGACGAGGCATTAACCTTTGAACAGTTTGCCGAAAAGGTAAACAATGCGGCAGATGTTAAGCTCGGCAACATTGCAGGCGGTCAGTATGTCGAAAAGGACAAGTATGATGATGTGTCAAAAAAGCTCGAAACTGCAAACGCTAATCTTGAAGGTTATGACCCCGATTGGCAGAACAAGGTTAAGCAGGCACAGCTTGACGGCGACAAAAAGCTCAATGACTACAAGTTTGAGCAGGCGGTTGAATCTGCCATCAATAACGCAGGTGCGGCTGACCTCGTGTCGGTCAAGGCTAACATTGATATGTCAAAGGTATCTCAGACTGAGGACGGCAGTATCACGGGACTTGACGAACAGCTTGCAGAGCTGAAACAGTCAAAACCTTTCCTCTTTAAGTCAGAGGAAGAACCCAAAAAGAAACTTGACCTCGGCGGACCCACAGGCGGAGCAAAAGCAAAGTCCGGTTCAAACCTCAAGTCTGCCGTTGAAGACTATTACAAGAAATAAGGAGGACACAAAATGCCTATTACATTAGCAGAAGCAAGCGTCGGCAGAGCCGACAAGGTGACACAGGAGGTTATTGATACTCTCCGCCGTGGCTCACAGTTTATGGATGAGCTTACTTTTGATGATGCCGTATCACCGGGTGTCGGAGGCTCAACTCTCACCTACGGTTACTTACAGCTCCAGACACCGTCAACAGCGGCAGGCAGAGAAATCAACAGCGAATACACAGCCAATGAGGCGAAGAAAATTAAAAAGACCGTTGACCTTAAAATCTTCGGCGGTGCAAGTGAGGTTGACCGTGTTATTCAGGAAGCAACAACAAACGAAATTGCGTTTCAGCTCGAGCAGAAAACCCTCGCTACTCGTAACCATTTTCAAAATTGCTGTATTAACGGCTCAAAGACTAATAAGTCGGTTGACTTTGACGGTCTTACAACTCTCCTCAAGGGCACAAGCACTGAGTACAACGCAGGCTCTGACAAGACAGTAGTTGACCTCTCAACCTCTGCACTTGTTACAAGCAACTATCAGCTTATGATTGATATGCTCAACGAGTTTATCGGCGGTATTGACGGCAAGCCTACTTTTCTGCTCGGCAACAGCAAGATTATTGCTAAGCTCAAAAGCGTTGCTCAGCGTGCAGGATACCTCACAAGAGCCGAGGACGCTTTCGGTAAAACTGCTCAGGGTTATGACGGTATCATTTTTTACGATATGGGTAACTACTTTGACGGTTCAAAGACTGTGCCTTGCGTGCCGATTTACGAAACAGGTGCATCAAGCTCAAAGGTGACAGGTCTTACCGACCTTTATGCGGTACAGCTTGGTCTTGATGCTTTCCACGGTGTTTCCCTCAGCGGTTCGTCAATCATCAAAACATATATGCCTGACCTTACTGCCCCCGGTGCGGTTAAAAAGGCTGAGGTTGAAATGGTTGCCGCTGTTGCTCTCAAAAACACAACAAAGTGCGGTGTTTTCCGTAACATTAAGGTATCTTAAAAATGTATGCGGATTATGCTTATTACAAGGATTCTTTCGGCGGTGATTTAACCGCCGAAGAATTCAATCGCTATGCACGCAAGGCGGAACGCTTTTTAAACTATGTTATTATGGGAGAAATTCCCGAAGTGACGGAGCAGGTAAAAAATGCAGTCTGTGCCGCCGCTGAGGCGGTTGCCGAAATCCGTGGAGGTGTGGCAAATATCCCTCAAGGCATTAAGTCCGAATCAACGGACGGTTACAGCGTTACATACAAGGATTACAATGCCGATGAGCTTGCAGAGCGTGAAAAAAGAGCTATGTACAAGGCTATCAAGCAGGAATTAAGCGGCACAGGGTTGCTTTATCAGGGGGTGAGATAATGCTCACAAACAACACACGCATTACCGTGTTTTGCTCTAAAAAGCAGGGTCGTGAAACCTTTTGGTTTGCAACTGTTTTGGACGGAGTTAATTACCACGGTAAGGATCAAATTATTGTTGCTGACAAAAATGTGTCTGCATCTGATGAGTATGTAATCCGTATCCCCGACAGCGTTTTGCAGACTACTCACTATGTTGATCCGTCAACATATAAATCTTTACCGCTTGGCGAGAGTGACAATTGCTACACCCTCAAAAAGGGAGATTATGTAGTTAAAGGCTTGGTTGACCTTGATTTAATTACTGTTAAGGATATCCTTGACGCAGGCGGTCAGCAGATTACGCAGGTCACCGAAAATCTGTCGGCAAGTGCCTTTTCAAAACACATTAAATTGGTGGTTAAATGATTATTAAACTGCTTTTTAATACTACCGAAACTATGCTTAAAGACCGTGGACTTGAGCAAAACGGCAATGTACAAAAGGTCGTGGACAGCGAAGTCCTTCGCCGTTCTACTCCATATGTACCTTTTAAAACCGGCAATCTTATCAAGAGCGGTATTCGTGGCACAAAGATAGGTAGTGGTGAGGTAATGTACGATATTGTATATGCCCATACCAACTACTACCTAAACGCAGGCAAAGGTAAACAAGGTACTGCAAGCGGTGGTCTAAGGGGCAAGTTTTGGTTTGAACGAATGAAAGCAGACCACCTTGATGACATCATCAAAGCCGCCAAGGAAAAAAGCGGAGGCAAATAATGGACGAATCAATAATTAAATCATTGTTTAGATGGTTTGCTGATTGTGAGGTATTAGAGGTTGACAATGACCTCAATGTTGACTATCTCGGTGATGACCCCGAACAGTACAGCGTTGAGGTAGTGCCGTGCAAAACTGTTTTAAAGCAGTATGTTGACGGCTCGGCTAAGTGTCAGTACCTTTTTATCTTTGCAAGCCGTGAAAATTACAGTCCCGATGAATCAATCAATATGGCAAATCTTGAATTTTATGAAAGATTACAAGAGTGGATTGCCGAACAGGACTTAAACGGCAAACTGCCGAAATTGCCCGAAGGGTTAACCCCTTTATCCGTTAAGGTGCTGTCATCGGGGTATGCAATCGACAATGACACAAAAACAGCACGCTATCAAATACAGTGCCAACTTAAATATACTGAAATTGGAGGTAAAAAATAATGAGTGAAGTAATCAGACAGAGGCGTATGCAGGCAAACTACCTTGACTGCGGCGGTACGAACAAATCACCGAACTTTTCTCTGCTCGGTGTAGGTGCAAAGACACTTGATGAATCACCTGCCGCACAGACTAAGAGCCGTAAGTATGTCTGCGACAAATCTGCAACAAAATCAATCAGCGGCTATGATTGGACAACAGCGTTTGAGGTTGACCAGATCAGAGAGCAGGATGCTATCAATTACATCATCAATATCGGTGAGAAACAGCTTGTAGGAGCAGACGCCGAAACAGATTATGTTATCGTTGACCTTGACCAGCCTGTTGAAGGCGGCAGTAACAAGACCGCATATCATGCACGCAAAATCCGTGTTGCGGTTGAGGTTGCAAGTTTTACAAATGACGACGGCGAAATGGGTTGTAGTGGTAACTTTCTGGCAAAAGGAGATCCTGTCGAGGGTACTTTTGACACAGCCACAAAGACATTTACAGCAAAAACTTCGGAGGCATAAAATATGGTTATTAACGGTGTAAATTTACCTGACATTGATGTTGCCGATGCACTCGTTATGGAGCGTTACGAACACGCTCACGATAATGTGGCAAAGGCAATGAATGATTTACAGCCCGAGGGCAAACGCCAGTCAGAACTTATCCGTGCTCAGTGTACGGCTGTTTTTAACTTTTTTGATGAGGTTTTTGGTGACGGTACAGCTAAAAAGGTTTTCGGCGAAACCGTAAACCTTACAACCTGTATCAATGCCTACGAGGATGTCATCAAGGCTGTTAATGCTTTCGGCTCAAAGCTCGGTAGTATGTATAAAAGCAGAGCAATTGCAATGAACAACAACCACAAGGGCAAAAGGCATAAGCAGTACAATCATTACAAAAAGACACTTAAACCTGCGACAAAGTAATGAATCTGCTTTGTGACAAAACACCCGATACAATAACCGTGTCGGGTGTAGATTATAAAATCAACACCGACTTTAGAGTGTGGATTAAATTCGAGCTTATACTTACTAATCAAATTGATGATACACTATCGGCTGAAATACTCGCAGAAATTCAGAAGCTTGTATTCAGAACACCTTGCCCGATGAACGAAGAAACAGTCGAGGCTATTTTAAACTTTTATCGCTGTGGAAAACCACCCGAAAAGCATTCAGGCGGTGGCAATGATAAAGCTGTATTTGATTACGATTTTGATGACGGCTATATCTATGCGGCATTTATGGAGCAATATGGCATTGACCTCAACGATGCGAAATTACATTGGTGGAAGTTCAGAGCATTGTTTCAATCCCTTAACGCCGATTGTATGTTCGTCAGAATCTTGGGGTATCGCAGTATGCCGATTACCCCTAAAATGTCAACAGCAGACCGCAATTTTTATCAGAGAATGAAAAAGCTCTATGCCCTGCCTCTGCCACAGTCGGTGCAGGAAAAGTATAATGTGATTGAAGAGGCTTTGTTATCAGGAAAATCAGTTGACGAACTTATATAGATTTTGTATAATGTGTATATAAAATTTATTGAGGTGGTACAACTGTGAAAAAGATTTTATCCTTTATAACTATTGCATTGTTAGCATTGACTTGCACAGCCTGTGGAAGTGACCCGTCAGGCATAAGCAAGGCTGAGTTTGACGAAATTCATACAGGACAAACCTATTCCGATGTTGTTGACATTGTCGGAGGCGAAGGCACAAAGGTGGCAGAAACAGAAGAAGAATTTGATGATTATATTGAATTTACACATACATACAAATTTAATGGTGAAAATGGCGGATATGCAGAATTTGTTTTCACCAAAAAATCCTATAAAGATGTTTTGAAGATGAATTTTGACGATGCTGAATTAACAAGTAAAAATCAATATGATTTATCGTAGGTGATAAATTGAAAAACAAACAAAAAATTAAATGCCCTTTTTGCGGTTACGAAATGCCCTTATTTTACTTTGACAAATCGTCAAGGTGTAAGGGCATTTTTACATACTGTAAAGGGCGTAACTGTAAAAAGCTATTTGAAATCGTATTAAACGATAAAAAATAATCAGGTCAAGTAGAGCCATTGGATGCCGATGACCTCACAGTAAAGGATGTGAGATATTGGCATACGATGGCTCTATTAAAATTGACACCAAAATTGATACCGGTGGTTTTAAAACGGGTATTGATAAATTAAAAGGACTTGCCAAAACAGGTGTGTCTGCAATAACAACAACGCTTGCCGGTATAGCTACAACTCTTGGAGCAGGAGCAACAGCAGCGGCAACAGTAGGCTCATCTTTTGAGGCGGCAATGTCGAAAGTATCGGCTATCAGCGGTGCAAGCGGTAAAGACTTGCAGAGCCTTACCGACAAAGCCAAAGAAATGGGAGCAAAAACAAAGTTTTCTGCTTCCGAATCAGCCGAGGCTTTACAATATATGGCAATGGCTGGTTGGAATACTAAATCAATGCTTAACGGTATTGACGGTATAATGTCACTTGCCGCCGCAGACGGTCTTGACCTTGCGACAACCTCTGATATCGTCACCGATGCAATTACAGCATTTGGACTTAAAGCTTCTGATAGTACGCACTTTGCCGATGTACTTGCAAAAACCTCAAGTTCTGCAAACACCAATGTTTCAATGCTCGGCGAAAGTTTTAAATATGTAGCACCTTTGGCAGGTGCGATGAATTATAGCGTTGAAGATGTGTCTGTTGCACTCGGACTTATGGCTAATGCAAGTGTTAAGGGCAGTATGGCAGGTACAAGCCTTAAAACAGCCTTATCTAACCTTGCTTCTCCGACTAAAGAAATGCAAAAGGTAATGGATGAGTATAAAATAAGCATGACCGATGCCAACGGCGAAGCATTACCTTTAATTGATGTCATCAAAGAGCTTAGAACAAGGTTTAGCGGTTTATCTGAAACAGAACAAACAGCCGCCGCAAGTACTCTCTTCGGCAAAGAGGCTATGTCGGGTATGCTTGCTATCATCAATGCGAGTGATAAGGATTTTAATACACTTGTAAAAAATATTGATAATGCAGACGGCTCAGCTAAGGCAATGGCTGAAACGATGCAGAACAATCTGCAGGGACAGATTACGATTCTTAAATCAGGACTTGAAGGCTTGGGTATAGAAATATACGAAAGTATGTCCGAACCTCTGACCGATGCCGCAAAAGAGGCTCAGAACTATGTAAGCAGACTTACCGAGGCATTTACCGAAGGCGGATTATCGGAGATGATTGAAGAGGCAGGCTCTATTTTTGGCGAACTTGCAACAAAAGCAGTTGAAGCCGCTCCGAAAATGATTGATGCCGCAATGTCCTTTTTACAGGCATTCGTTAACGGGATTGCAAATAACTCATCAAAACTTGTTAAAGCTGCTATAAACATCGTAAAAACATTGGTTAAAGGCATAAGTGACCGTGCTCCCGATCTACTGTCTGCGGCAAAAAGTATCGTAGATGCTTTAACTAAAAACTTAGTTAAGTTACTGCCAAAAGAACTGCAAGCCCCCGTTAAAGAGGCAATTAACACTATCAAAAAATCCTTTGAAAATGGCGGTCTTAAAAAAGCTATCAATACAGTTAAAACCATATTGATTAACCTCGGCAAAACTATGACTAACATTGCAAAGGTTGTTATACCACCGCTTGCAAAAGCTATTGATATTGTCGCTGACAACCTTAATATACTTTTGCCAATTGTGACAACTGCTGTCACAGCGTGGAAGGCTTGGCAAATCATATCAGCAATTACTGCTCTTGTGAAAGAGCATGCCGCATCCGTTACCGCCGAAAGTCTTGCTGAGGCGGCATCACTCGGCACTATAACGCTTAAACAAATCGCAATCGGTGCATTAACAGGTGAGATTACACTTGCCACAGCCGCTCAGTATGCTTGGAACTTGGCAATGTCACTCAATCCGGCTGTGCTTATCTTGACGGGAATAACAGCACTGACAGCCGGTATTGTTGCATTTTCTGCCGCCAACGGTGATGCAACGCAAAGCACAAATGACCTTGTAACTGCTGAAGAATCGCTAAAAACCGCAAATGACAATCTCTCGGAAACATATGAGGGTATCGGTGATAAGATTAGTGAGTTTATGGACGGAGTCAACAGTTCAAGCGGTGTGCTTGATGGGTTTAACGATTCGATTATCTTGTCAAAGGATAAACAGCAAGAGCTTGCTGATAAAATGGACAGCGTGCAGACAGAAATTACGGAAATCGCACGAACTGCCAAAGAAAAGCGTACAGAACTTACCGATGAAGAAATTCAAAGACTTGACGATCTTTTTGCTAAGCAAAAAGAATTAGCGGATCAACAATTAGAAGTTCAACAGCAGTATCAAAATGTAACCAAAGATATGGCAAAGGATTTAGTTGCTGACCACGATATGAGCCTTGAAGAGTATGAACAATATTCGCAAGAGTATTCTGCTACGGCTCAACAAACAAGGGATAATACAATAAAAGCTGCCGAAGAACAAAGGACAAATTGGCTTGCCGAGAAACGAGCACTTATCGGCACTGATAAACAATATACCGAAGAGTGGTACAACAAGCAAAGAGAACAAGCCAACAAGGATTACAAAGCCGCTGTCGATGAAGCTAATAAGGTTTGCGGTGATACCATTAGTATTCTTCAGAAGGGCTACTATAACCGAGCAAATGTATTACAGAATTCAACCAAAGATTTGAAAAAATTAAATCAAGATGAAGCTGACGAAAATACAACACATAAAAATAACCTTGAAAGTATTGATGCCGAATACAACCGGGATTTAAATGATTTTCTCGCCGAAGAAAAGGACAATAGAATTGCGGCTCAAAAATATAAAACATATCTTGATTCAAGAGACCGAGCGATAACTGATGAAAATACTCGGCACACCAAAAAGCAAGGCGAAATAAGGAATCAACAAACCAAAATCCTGAATGATGATAATTATCAAAAACAGCTGGCTGGATTTTTAGGACTGGAAAGTTTGTATGAAACCTATACCGGTAAAACGGGTGAACACTCCAAAGAAATTGTTGATGCTTTCTTTACACCAATGAAAAATATGCCAAAGGATACTAAGGAAAGTTATTCTCAGTCTATGGAAGGAGCAATTAAAGGACTTGATGAAAAAAAGAACAGCTTGTATCTCAAGGCGGTTGAAATCACAGGGGGATTTATAAACACCGTTCGCAGGATGTTGGACGAACACTCTCCGTCAAAAGTATTCAAAAAAATCTTTGCCTACACCCTCGAAGGCGGTGAGAACGGACTTGATGCCGAAGCTCCAAAACTTTATAAGCAGGCTGACACGGTGGCATCCACATTTACCGAGCGTATGCAGGCAGGTGTTTCAGCTGACGGTTTAGTCAGCAAGATGAGGTCGGCTGTGTCTGCAGGACAAGCTATGCTCAGATCCAAATTCACGGCTGATGTCAACCACAATGTCGAGCTGATGAGCGAGGATAACGAGCGTAAATACAACCTTAAAGGCGATATTCACACCTCAATTAATATTGACGGTCGAGAAACAGCTGTGGCACTCACGCCGTATGTTTCTGAAGAACTTGCATGGGAGGACAGATAAAATGCTTAACGAAATGACAATAAACGGCGTTGATATTTCCGCATACAATGCCCGTTTACAAAGCTATTCGGTCAGCGGTACAACCGTTACCAACAATTTATCTGCCTCTCGCAGTATCTTAACAGCTCCGTTACTGTTTTCTTCCGTTCCCGGCACAAGGACTTTGTCTTTGACCTTGACTTTTTACCCTCACTATCTTGGTGACAATGCAAAAGATTTGACAGTTTCCGACCGCCTTGCAATAGCAACCGAAAATATTACCGCATTTGAGGGATTGTTGGTAGGCAAGGTAGTTGAAATTTCTCTCCCTGACGGATTTATTTATACGGCAATTGTCAACAGCATTGCCGCCGCAACTTTTGATAGCAGTGGTGAGCATGATGTTACATATACATTTGATGCTGTAAGACATAAAGCTGTAATAACTCAAAGCGTAAAACCAAATGGATACATTATCTGCGAATCTAATACACCTACCTTGCCTGTTATTACCGCCAAATACAACAGCATAGCAAACACTAAAAACAAAGTTAAATTGGCAGATGTAACAATTAAATCTGTCACATCAGGTATGACGGTTGTAATTGACAGCGTAGCAGGGCTTATAACGGCGGACGGTAAAAATAAGTTTAATGATTCTGACTTGATTGACTTCCCCGTGTTGAACCCGGGAAAAAATATTATTTCTTCAACGGAGTCAGATGTTGAAATTTCGATGTCCTATACACCGATTTACATTTAGTTTAGGAGGTGTTTAAGATGTTTTTAAAGGTATTTTACGGCGATGACATAAAGGTTTATCGTGACATTGACAGCACCTTTTTCCGCACTCGTTCAGAGGACGGTTTGATGTCATTACAGTTTGATATATCGCCTGACCATGAGTTGTACAGATACTTTGCCTTGTACGGCTCAGTTGAGTATGACGGACAGCGTTATCTTATAAACGGCATCAATGAGCGTAAAACGGTAAGCACCATTACTTGTGAGCTTGACCTCACGGGACTCAACTATAATGTTTATCCGACCTATAATAAGAGCACCGTTAGCTTTTCAAGCGTATGCTCGGAGATTTTAAAAGGCACAGGTTGGACTATAGTTGATGCCGACCTTGTGTCAGCTCGCCGAACGCTTGAGCTGACTGATGTAACCACGCTTGACATCCTCGATTATTGCCAAAACTCGACGGCGTATAACACTCGCTATCGTTTTGACACAATTAACAAGGTTATTTACTGCATCAAGCCGTACAACAACACCGAGCCGACAGGCACTTACTTTACCGATGAGCTTAATTTGAGCGATATGACTTACAAAGGCAGTACCACAAGTTTGGTTACAAGACTTTATCCATACGGTAAAGATAATTTAAGTATAGCCAGCCTAAACAATGGCAAAAATTACATTGAAAATCATAGCTATACCGACAAGGTCATATCAGCTATATGGCGAGACGAACGCTATACAAACAAGCAAACCTTGCTTGATGATGCCAAAGCAAAGCTTGCCGTGCTTGCTGTGCCGGAGCAATCCTACACAGCTAAGGTTATTGACCTTGCAAAAACATTGCCCGACACATACGGTGATGTGCTTGCTTTTGATTTGTATGATGTGGTTACTCTGATTGACCGTAAACGCAAGACAAGGATTAACTACCGTATAGTTGAGATTAAAGAGTATCCTGCCGATGCAACGCTCAACACGGTCACCCTTTCAACCGTGCCAGCCAAAATAACAGGGAAATTGCAGACCTTGCAAAACAAGGTTACTGCTCTTGATGCACAAACTTTGCACGATCATAACAAGGTAAATGAGATTAAACAGGACTTAGACACAACCGTTCTTCATGTGTCCGATTCATGGGCAAGTTCGCTCAACAGTTCGGTGATTACACAGACCGCCGAGGGATTATTTTTTGAAGTCAACAAGGTTGTCGGTTCGGACAGGTGGGGTACTCTTCTCCAACAGTCTGCCGATGACATCAAAATTGCTTGGAACAAAATTTCAAATTACATAAAATTTGAAAATGCACAGCTAAATGTGTACAATTCCCAGAACAGAAAGCTGATGAGCTTGTCGTCAACAGGACATGATATTTTTGATAATAACGGCAAAAAGCTAATGTCGCTAAATTCAGCAGGTCAAGAATTTTACTACAAAGGCACTAAGGTAGGTTACATAGGTACCGGTTGTTATGCTTCTGATACTTCAAAGCGTGACCTTTCGTTTAACCTTGAAAACGGTTCGGCATTTATGGATTGGTGTTATCGTATGAAATCAACTGATTCTTCATACACTCTTATTTTTACATATGCCGCTCAAAAAATCGGTTCGCTTGAAGCCAATCAGTTACACACAGGTTGTGACCTTAACTTGCGGAATCATTATTTACACAACGCTATTTTGAATGATTGGGGCTTTAAAGGCGGCTCTATTACAGACACTTTTTCGGGTTATTATGTAACATCATTTAACAGCAATGGTACAGCAGCAACTTGGAAAGAGTTTAAAATGACCTTCAAAAATGGCATTCTTCAATCGTTAACTGCTTAGGAGGTAATTAAAATGGATTACATAATCAATACGAAGGAAATTGCCGAAACGGATAAATCAAGACCGGCAGAACGGTCTGAAGAAATTCACTCAAAGGAGGATAAAAATGCAGACGAAACTTAGTCCATTAGCATTACAATCAGCACGGTCTGAACTTATTGCCGCCGTTAATGCAATTGTAAGTAAATACGGCTTCCCGGCAAGCCTTATTGACGGCATAATGTCATCAGTGCTTGTGGATATCAAATCACAGGTAATCGCAGAACTCACAGGCGAAGCTACAACAACGGAAAAGGAGCACGCCGATGAATGAATATGTTGCTAAAATTACGCTTGATTTAAACTGTCAGGCTACTCCCATAGTAATCTCAGCAGGGCAATATGACATTGGCAGACGGATTAAAATTAACCTTACCGCTGATGGCGAAGCTTATGATGCAACAGGTGCGACAGCTGTGTGCAAAGGTAAAAGCGGCAGTAACTATTTTGCTGTAAATGCTACAGTAGCAAAAAATATTGTTACTGTAACTACAGATAAGGCTATGCTTTCATCCGCCGGCAGAACGGTTGCTAAAATTGTGCTTACAGACGGTACTCGTACCTACTCTACACAGCCGTTTGTAATAAACACTCACGGCGATTATGACGGTGATATTACTACCTCTGACTATTATCCCGAATTATTAGACATATTGTCCCGTGTCATTGCTCTGACCGAGAGTGGAGCTGTGCTTACCGATACTGCACTGGATGCTAAGAGCGTTAATCCTGTACAGAACAAAGTTCTTACAGCTATTATAAATAGCAAGGCAAATAAGGCAACAACACTCGCAGGGTACGGAATTACGGACGCATATACGAAGGAAAGAACAGACCAAAAACTTGCCCAAAAGCTCAATTCAATGCCGTTTGACAGTGAACCCAAAAATAATAGTCCGTGTTATCTGACAAGCGGTACGGTTTACAGCGCTCTGCTTGTTAAAGCAGATAAAACCGCCTTGGCAACTAAATACGATTCGTCAAATATCGAACTTGGTACAGCTACTCTTACTCCGTACTCTACTCTGATTGATAAAATAAAATCGGCAACTTGCCTTTATGAAAAAATTGGCGATATCGTTATTGTAAATGTCACCGTCATTATGAACGAAACATCTTTAGGCGGAACATCTTCAATATCTTTGCTCAATATGCCTTTCTCAAACAAATCGGATGTGATTGCATATGATATCGGAGTAAGCAAAAACGGTGGTATGTTTAGAGCCGGTGTAACCAAATCAGCTTGGTTACAGTTTATGCCACTCAACAAGCAGTCTTATAATTTCGTTGCTGATGAGCAGGTGAACTTTTCTTTAATTTACAAGGTATAAGGAGGCAATATGAATCAGCTTTTTGAAATTGCACTTGAGAATCTCTCTCAGGACAGTGTATCTGTACTAAAAAAGCCGTATGTAGAATTTATGGGACAGCGGTTTTATGGTACAAATATTCGTAATACATACGCAAACAGTCCGTCAGGCAGAACACTCATAAAAGAGTCTTTGTCTGACGAATACTACAACGCCGTTATGGCGGTGTGGGGCGAAATCCCTACTGTAGATGATCCGATGATAGAAGAAAGCGAGGAAACATAATGAAGAAAATCAACTGGAAGCAGAAACTTACAAGCAGGAAATTTTGGGCAGCGGTAATCGGTTTTGTTACAGCACTCCTTATGGGATTTGGAGTAACAGAAACCGAAACTGCACAGGTTACATCAATTATAATGTCCGCAGGTACGATGATAGCGTATATCATCGGCGAAGGCATGGTTGATGCCAATCGTAATGATTGTTAAGTGCCTATGATATGGATTATATGTATAGGTATTTTTCTTTCAGGTGTTATATTATTGACAACAGGAGGATAAAATGAGTAAAACAACAGTAGATAAAATTCTTAAAATTGCCCGTGCCGAAGTTGGCACAAAGGCAACAAATGTAAAACGCTGTAAATATAATACAGCGTTTTACGGAGCGGAAGTATCGGGCAGTTGCTATGACTGGTGTGCTGCCTTTATTTGGTGGTTGTTTAAGCAGGCAAATGCAGATGATATGCTCGGCGTTAAAACTGCCGGTTGTGGTGTTCTTGCACAGACTTTTTATAACAAAGGTAAAATCGTACGGAGCGGCTATAAAGCTGGCGATATTGTTCTTTTTCACTGGAGCAATGAGGCAAGCACAATTGTCCCCGGTGCGTATGCCGTTGACCATGTAGGCATTATTGAGAGTGTTAATTCGGATGGCTCTTACACAACTATTGAAGGTAACACAGGCGGTGGCAACGGTGCTGTGCTCCGTCAAAAAAGATGGTCAAGCTGTATCAGCTATGTATGCAGACCGGATTATGTTTCTGCAAATAACTCAAATCAGGGGGAAGAAGAAATGATTAAAATGGGATCAAAAAATCTTGCAACGCTTGCTTTTAAAAAGCAGCTGATTACATTATACAACATGAAAATTATCAAGACTAAAGTTGACAATTCGGCTGGTTTTGGCAATGGCACGCTTAAAGCCGTCAAAGAAGCACAGAAAGCAGCTAAAATTACAGTTGACGGCATTGTCGGAGAAAAGACAATCAATGCAATTTATCATCTCATAAATGATTGCAATTGGTCTAAAGACAAAAAAATTGCAAATGCAAAGAAAGCGTTAGGTTAATCTTACATATCAATAATAACGCCCCTAAAAAGTTATTATGGAGGTAAAAATGCGTAGCTTTATCGGCTGGATTGGTGGCAAAAGCCACCTTAAAAATCAGATTATTTCACTTATTCCCGGTGATTGCGAGCGATACATAGAGGTGTGTGGCGGTGCAGGCTGGGTCTTATTCGGTAAGGATAAAATCAAAGGTCAAATGGAGGTATTAAATGATATTGACGGCGACCTGATTAACCTTTATAAGCAAATAAAATACAACTGTTCAGCACTTCAAAAAGAGGTTGACTGGTTACAATCTCGTGAGTTGTTTTCGCAATATCGCTATGAGATTGAGAATCAGGTTGAGCTTACTGACCTGCAAAGAGCGGCGAGGTATCTTTATTTAATCAAATGCAGTTTCGGCAGTAATCGCTATTCGTTTGCAACTGCTCCTAAAACGATTGATAACATTGTTTCTGAACTTCCAAAATACAAGGAACGATTAAAAAGTGTAATCATCGAAAACAGGGACTTTGAAGACCTTATAAAAACATACGACCGAGAATCTGCCTTATTCTACATTGACCCGCCGTATGTAGCCTCTGAACGCTATTATAACCGCAATTACAGTAAGTTTAATAAGGACGACCACATCCGTTTAAATGCCGTTTTAAAGGAAATTAAAGGGCGTTTTATCCTATCCTATAACGATTGCGATTTCATTCGTGACTTGTATAAAGGTTACAATATAAAGTGCGTAAGTAGGCAAAATCTACTCCCTGCAACCCCCGATAATTGTGTGGAGTTCAAAGAAGTTATCATAACGAACTTTGTTATGAATTAACAAGTATGAGCAATAATTAACGCTTACTGATATAATAATCATCGGGGCGTTATTATGGTAAAGATCAATTTGTCCACAATATTAGGTAAGTATCGTATGTCGCAAGCGGAACTTGCAAGAAAAACTGGTATTCGTCCTTCTACCATTTGTGATATCTACAATGAAATGTGTGACAGGATAAATTTAGAACACCTTGATAGAATTTGTGAAGTTCTTGAATGTGATATATCCGATATTCTTGAATATCAACCAAATAAAATCAAGAAAACCGGTAAATACCTTATCGTGGACAGAAAAAAGCATAATAAAAACACAAAACACCTTGCAGATGAGTGAAATCTCTGCAAGGTGTTTTTTATTTGTAGGAAACATTTCTGCAACAATATGCAAAAATCTGATTTTTAAAATTTTTTATTTAGTGCGAAAAGTTTTTTTAATTTGTGCGAAAAGCGACACTT